CTTTTTAATTGCTTCAGGTTTTACTTTCTTTTTCTTTCCAGTAATAAAATTTTTTGCCTTATCCTTGGCAACATTCTTTACTATACCACCACCTATTGCTTTTGCTGCTCCTCCTACTAATGCTAACATACTACACCACCGTTATCCCTAGAACTTTGATTTTCTCTTGAGAAATCATTGCGTTCGCATCAATTTCTGGCAAATCATTTGAAGGGGCAACATTGGTGGCAGCTGGATTTGGATAAGCATTTGACTGATCACCCATATTCCCTACACTTTTTTGCTGCAGATTAGTAGTTGATCTGGAATTAATTTCTAAATCACTAGTGGATGAAGGTGGTTTTTTAAATTTTAACCCTCCAGGTTTAAATCCTTCAGGTCTTCCGGCAAATCTCTCTTGTTCATTATACAAATCAAGTAAAGATGGTCCCGCATTAACCTTCTTTATAGTATCATATTCACTAAACATATCAGACATTTCTTTTGCAGACATTCCACTTTTGGATTTACTATCAGAACCACCACCAGAACCACCTGAAGAAGATGTTCCACCTTTTAATGATGCAGAAGATGCTGGTGCTGCACTCATAAACTTTCCGGCACCTTGTTCTCTTGCACTAGTCAATGCAGTTCTAACTTCTTCTACTGTATGCGAACTCGCATTTGCTCCACCATAATATGATCTTCCAGTGCTAGGATCTGGTGCAGATGCCCATTCCATCGCCAAATCTAGCATAGCACCTTGAACATTATTATTTTCTCCCTTCAAATAACCAGATAGTGTAGGTCTCTGACCATTATAGATAAGTGCCAATCCCAATTTATCTTGAGTTTTTTGATCAAACATATCATCAGGAGAAACTCCAGCACGGGCAACGGCCATTTTCATGGTATCTGGAATAATCTGATAACGACCAGCTGCAAATAACTTTCCACTATCTTGATTTTGCATAACTTCCCCAACAGTCATTTGTGGGAGATTTTTTCCAAGAATAGAAGATGCATTATGAGTACTACCAACAATACTATTACCACTCGTTCCTTGGTTCATTGAATTGTATCCACCCTCACCTGATGAAATAAAACTGAGAAGTTTTGCATTTGCTTTCTCGGCAGATAACTGTTCTTTAGATTTATTATCTTTATTATCTTTATTATTTTCTTTTTTACTCCCACCACCGAACATATTTGTAAGAAAATTACCACCACTCTCTTCCTTTCTATCTCCCATATCTTGCTTTGCCTTTGATTTTTCTGGTCTGTTTTTACTACCAGCAAATCCACCACCCTGAGCATATGTCATTCCATCTTTAATCATTGGGCGGTTTGTTCCACCACCCATAGCATTCATAGATTCCATAGTATCTGCACCGTACTTATTGACAGCACCTCTACTCATAACAAACTCACCAGGTGCCAACATAGCAGGCACAGTATCTTTGTTTGGTCCACTACCAGGAACTTGTCCACCATCTTTCATTCCTTTTGGTTTTATTTCACCAAAGAAACCATATCTCTTTTCTGGTTTACCCTCTATTCTCTGTGCTTGCTCTTCTCTTTCTTGTCCAGCACCTGTAAATACGTCCCCAATTTTTCCAAAGAAACCTCTATCAGCATTTTGTTGTCTAATATCTGCTGCTGCTTTCTCTGTTCCTTTCTCATCTACTGCTTTATTTGCTTGCTTATCTGCATCATCCTCAACAGTTTGTGGAGCAACCATTGGTGCAATAGCACCTATGGCAGCTAATGCCGTTCCAGCAACTACTGCAGTTGCTATTGGATTCCCCATTGCTAAAGTTGTTAATCCCTTTAACATCATGGGAATTAGTTTAGCAATTTTTAATGCAAATCCACCAACTAAACCAATTATGCTTGTTATAAATCCACCAAGACCAAGACTAAATGCTAAAAAGACTGCCAACATCGCTGGCCATGTTGCCATAAAAAAGTCTTGTATGGCGTCCATTTTTTTCGCATTTTCCTCATCACCCATCCAATTAATAATTTTAACTAACAATCTACCAATCAAGACGTTAGTAATAAATTTTAATATCTCACTAAAGAAATTAGTTACTGGTTTTAAAAGTTTTTTTGCTGCACCTGCAAATTTTGTTAGTGCTCCTTTTTCTAACTTATCTTCTTGAGCACCTCTTTTTTTCTTCTCTGCAGACTTTCTATCTTTCTCAGATTGTTTCTTTGTAAATTTATTTTGATTCTGTAAAGTTCCCAGTATAGAATTAACACCACTCAAGATGTCTTTTAATATATTACCACCAGGTAAAAGTTTTGTATCTTTCTCTTCTTCCTTTTCAGGGGGTTTTATATCAGATGGTTTTACAATCGCACCACCTTTTACAATTGCTGATCCTGGTAGTGCTTTCTGTCCTGGATCTGGTTTTTGTTGCTCATCTGGTTTCTTTTTATCAAAGAAAGCATCTGGTTTTATTGTTGTCTTCTTTGCTTTAAACTTTGGGTCTGCTGCCTTTCTAGACTTTCTTACCTTTACTACTTCATCCAAAAGAACTTTTGATCTTTCATCTCCTGCACCTTTTGTTTTAACTAGAATTATTGCAATCGCTTCCTTTAAGGCACTAAGATAGTCCTCTTCCTCTGACAAATTGTCAAGGTCAATACCCATCTCAAGGAGGATATCAATAGGATCAGAGGACTTAACCGCCATACTTTCGCTGCTCGCGCTCTTGCTTTTCTTTTTCTTCCTTAAGATGTTGCTTTAGAAGTTCAACATAGATGTCTCGTTCCCAAGGCATCATGTTTTCAATCTCAGTTAATGAGTATTTATGATACTGTATCAAGGCAAAATTGAGTCTAAAGTAAGCCTCAAGATCCATATGGATCATGCCTAGGCGAAAAAACTTGCTAACCCCTCCAGGAGAACTTCATTTTCTTTCTTTGTGTTTGGATTTTCAAACTTCACAGTGTGTGAAAGTTTAGGCATGGTCTCAAAAAAAGTTTCAATTTCTTTGAATTGACCCGAGTTCATTTGCTCAAGGAAGTCTTTAATTTCTTTCTTAGTACAGTCATCTGCAGCCCAGACTTCTTCCTCACTATAAATTTTATCAACACAGGAAGCAATCAAATCAAAGGATTGTTCCATTTGATTCTTTTCATTAAACTCAAAGTTGCTGGAAATAAACTGCTCAAGAGATGGATACTTCATCTCCATCATCAAGGTATCATCAATCTTAATTTGTTTTGTATGCCTATCATCCTTCTTCACTTGGATTTCATCTAATCCAATAGTAACTTTCACCTCAGTCTCTCCATCATCAGGTGAGATTAAATTAACTTCCACTTCTTCCCCTACAGATTTGCCACGAATGTTAAGGAAGAGATACTCAATATCAAATGTAGGTAGGTTCTCTACTTTAACTCCCCTTGTCTGAATACAATTCTTAAGAACAGATTTGATTGCAGTCGTAATCTGTTTTGTATCTTCACTCTCCATTGCAAGGACAAGAAGTTTTTCTTCCTTGACTAGAAAAGGTCTGTACTGAATTGTTTGACCTGTTGATGGCAATTCAAGATCATACTTGGGTGTAGCAATCTTTGGTAATGGCATAATAACCTATAGATATGTTTCAGTGTGATTATTTATTGAGGTTTTTCTAAGTTCCTAACTGTTCCATCAATGCTGGAGAAACTTTATCTCCAACATTTGCATTATAAAGTTGTTCTTCCGTAGTAATCATTAGTTCTCCAGTCGCAGAATCAATATTTCCGGAACCAAAATTACCATTAGCATCTCTTCCTGAAGTGCTTTGAATAACATCAGATGCGTTTTGTTGAGCAACTGGTAGTTCTTGAGTATTTTCTTCGTCTGCTTTAGTTGATTGTGGTGGAATAGTAGTAGCAGGAGCTGGAGATATCAACTCAGTCATGACATATCTTAGATATGACATAGAAACTGTACATTTCAAAAGACTTGATGCTTCATAAGACACTGGCATCGAAGAAATTGATATTGGATATGCTCCAACGAATTCATAAGTTAAACTATTTCTCATATTCTTTTCGAATTTTGTTATCTTTAAACCTCTCATACATCTATATCCAGTTGTATCAGCTCCAGTCCCTGGATATCTAACTCTGTAATGATAATTTGAATCAAGTGTAGTTTGTACTTCTCCATCCTGACGATCAGCATCTTCTCCGGCAATATATCTCATCCATTTTTCAAAAATTCTTATTGCAAAATATTTTTCTGCATCAACTAAAAATGTAAAATCAATTCTATCATCGTACATTCTCCTGTGGGCAAGTCTTTCAGTTACACCAGTATAATCATTCTTTACTTCAAAAGTTGCTAATGAAGAACCAGGTAATGATGTTTCCATACAACTTAAATTTAGATCTGCTTGATCTAAAGTACCTACAATATTGGTTACACCTGGTGGTAAAGAACCCAAAGGAATGTCAACTTCATAATGAGAAGTTAATGCCGGTTTAAGAAATTTAGTTTTTAAATCAGCTATCGTCTTTGAGGATGGCATTTATAAATAGTATTTACCTTATATATTATGTATGGCAGAAAGTATTAAGAGTAAATACAAACCATCATACCCAGACAAATATCAAGGTGATTCATCAAACATTATATGTCGGAGTAGTTGGGAACGTAAGTTTTGTAGATACTGTGACTTAAATGAAAATATTTTGCAATGGGGTAGTGAGGAATTTCATATCCCATACATCTCACCAGTTGATAGAAGAATTCATAAGTATTACCCAGACTTTATTATCAAAGTAAAGGAAAGTACGGGGAAAATAAAAACTTATGTGATTGAGGTTAAACCCAAAAGACAGACTCAACCCCCAAAGAAAAAATCAAGAGTAACTAAATCATACATTTATGAGTGTAAAACATATGCTGTCAACCAAGCAAAGTGGAAAGCAGCAACTGAATTTTGTGAAGACAGAAGAATAAATTTCAAAATAATCACAGAAGACGAACTAGGTATCAAATGAACCGCATAGAACCTGATATTCAAGAGTTTAAATCCGAAAAAGATCTTGGAGATAGGATGGATTTGATACTATATGCATTAAATGATACAGCAACACCTATACCTGGGGTAGGAAATATATGCACCTTCAAATATTATGCAAAGACACCAAGAATTGCATATGATCAACACCCATTAGTTGCAGTAAGTGATGTATTCCCATGGGGATTTCGTGGAATTAACTTTCATCTCAGAGATTATAGACAATATACTTGGGCAGAACTAGGAAGTCAAGTTTATATTATTCAACAAGAAGAACTTGATGATCTTATGTCACTAAACTATGAGAAAGTTGTGCTAAATAAGTAAAAAGATAGTCTGTAATGGCATCAGCAACTAGCGACCCTAGCAAAGTATCAATATTTACGGGAACTTCTCAACAACGTAGATCCGGTAAAGGACCTAGAGATGTTAATTATTATAAGTCAGAGGTTACTCGTCTTGGTGATGGTAGTGTAAAAAGAGAAACTTATAGAACTGATGCTCAAGGAAATAATACTGTAAAAATTCAAGAGGTAGTATCTAAAGATGGAAAAGAAACAAGTAATACTATTCTATCCACTGCATCAGCAGGAGAAAAAAGAGGACTAAGCGATTCAGGTTCTACATTAGCACGTTCAGTAAAAACTCAAACTGGAAATGCCAATGAAAAAATGGTTAAAAATGAAACGGAAGCTGCTGCAGGAGGTCAGACTAGTATTGGTAAGAAAAACGCAGAAA